TTTTAGCAACAAAGTTAAATACAGCTCCAGCATTATTTCTAAATGAACCAGCACCTCTACTATCAGCACCAATATTATTAGAACTATAATTAACTAAAGCTGGAAATCTTTTGTAAGAATTTTTTGCGTAATAAACATTGTTTGCTGTTATAGCACCAGGATTTAAATATTCAGGTTGATCCGGTAGCCATTCGCCAAAAGGTAATTGCATTTTTTTCCTATGTATTATTATTTGTTACTTTAGTTGTGTCTTGAAAAGAACTAGATACAGTTACATCTGATCTAATTTGTAATGGAGAACCACTAAATTGATCTTCTCTATCGTTTCTTTCTAATCTTTCAAGAGCTGTTGTGTACATACCTTGCCATTGTTGTAATCTTGCAGGTTCAACACCACCTAAAAAATTAGCAGCATGATATAGTGAACCATATAAATATATAGCAGGATGATTAGTTAAAATATAATTTGTTGTATTTGAATCTGATAAAGCATCAAATGATTTGTAATAATTTAATGTACCTGTGTATGTTGAATCAGGTGTTGGAGCAAATCTAAAATTATCTCCTATAATAGTATAAGCTACTGGCATACCACTTGTAGAAGAACCTTTAATCTGATCCATTTGTGGTGGTGTCATATATGTCAAAGCATATTTAGTTCCGCCACTTAAAATAAATAAATCTCTAACTTGTAAAAATCCTGAAGGTAGAGCAACTGTTTCTGCATTAATTAAAAATGAACTATCAGATTCAACCATTTTTCTAATTCTTAATTTAGAGTTAAAATCTTTTTCAGTTAAAACAATAAAATCTCCTGTAATCTCAGTTGTTAAATCAGATCGGTTTAACCAATTAGCTACTGATGATTGTAATTCTGTATAATTAGATAATGCCATTAAATTCTTCCTTCTGCTGTTCTAAAATACTTAAACTCATTACTGTTCAATTTGAGTTTTAATATTTTGCTTTGAACTTCTTTTGGTAAAGCAAACCAATTACCATCACCATGTGGGTCATATTCTTTTGCCCAAACTTCTAAAGCTATTGTTGGAATAGAAGCTACTCTTTTCAAATCTCTTGATTTTGAATAACCATCTCCATCATTTAAAAGTCTTTTATTGTGTTTTAAATGTGGATCTATATCTACTTCATGCTTTATAACAATCTTTTTTTCTTTTTCGTCAGTTGAAAAAGTTGTTTTTTTTAAGCCGTCTAACTGAATTTCTTTCATCCTTGACCTCTATTTTTTTTTCTACCTGGTATTCTTTTACTGTAACTTTTAGCATGACGACCAGGTCTTTTTCTAGGTTTGGCTTTAACGTAATTATTAACTCCAAATAAACCTTTTTTCTTAGCCACTATGCACTCATTTCGGTTACATATACATTTGTAGATGAACCATGAAATACTGCAATTTTTTCGCCAGGTGAAACTTTAAATATTTCTATTTCACCAGATGGTAATAAAGCTGATGTTGCACTTGCTGTAGGTGAAGCACCTAAAACAAAATGACAGTTAGCATCTCCAACTACTCTTACATATTCAGTTTGTGAACCGAAAGCAGCAGAAGCAGTTGATGAATTGTTTGTATTTAGTTTCTGTGTTGTTCCTGGTCTTAGAGCATAATTATAACTCATTTTTTCTCCTATTTAGTTTTTGGGGGAACTTCCGCTAGGTAGAACCCCCAATTTATATTTATCTTCTTATAACAAATGTCACAAGTAATTTTTTAGCACCAGTAGATCCACCATCGGTAATCATCTCTATTGTGCCATCTTCTTCTACTCTGTTAGCAGCAGTCGGTGAAGCAGTATCTACAGTTCCAGCAGCTGAACCTGAGTGTGCAACAGTTATTGCACCACCAGTTACAGCAGTACCACCTATTTCAAAAGTGATTGCTGCGTTACCGCCAGATATAGCACCTTGTAAAGCAGTTATAATTTTAACTATTTTACCGCCATCTGGTACACCAACAAAAGTTGATGAAGCTGTTGATACATCTTCAATTTCAGCAGTTATAAAGTAATCGTTTAATGTTCTCATTTTTTTTCTCCGTTTGTCGTTCCGTCTATAACCTTACTAAGACTTCAACATGGGTTGAGTGATAGGGATGTAGTTTTTAAGGGTTACATCCCTAATCACAATTAGATTATGAAGTAGTTAAATCAGTAACTAATCCACTTGCTTTTTCGTTTCTTGACTCAAGAGTATATTCAGCTACTAAGAATCTTTGGTCTGCATCAGCAGTCTGAGCAGGATTCTGTAGAGAGAAATCTCTTAAGAAAGATACTGCAAACATGTCCATCTCTAATACTAGAGCATCTTGACCTATTTTTGCAGCAGTTCCGTTAGCTCCTCTAATGAATCTATTAGGTGCTACGGATAAAGTTCCGAAGTCACTTTCATATACATCAATAGAAGTAACTAATCTTCTGTCTTCAGCTTGGTCAAATCTAGTTGATCCACCTGTGAAGCCAGATAGTTTTTGTTTATTGAAAGCACCAACCATAATCATATTTGGATTTCCGCCTTCGTTAAAACAGCTTCTTAGAACACCTTTTAATTGGTCTTCTGTGAAAGCTCTTTGCGTTCCATCTGTTCTGACAGCTCCGCCACCAGCACCAGATCCACCAGCACCTGCATCTACGTTAGTAGAAATCCAAGTTGGAACTCCTCCTAATTTTCTTGCAGTTGAAGCGTTACCTGCAGCAGCAGCTACGTTAGATAAAAGAGCTGTTTCCATATCTCTTTTTAATTCTTTCGCAGATTTTGCTACTTGGTAAGCTAACTCATTTGCTCTACCAGCAGAAGTTACAGCTTCGTTTGTACCTGAAATCTGTACTGCTTTTGTAGATATTTGAGTGTGGTTTGTTAATTTAGTAGTTGCTGTTAAAGTTGGGTAACTTATTGCAGCACCTTCTACTGCAGCATTTGCTGCTACATCAGCCAAAGCATCTGTTTGCCATTGGTGAGATGTATTTGTAGCTTTTGTTTTAGCTACGCCAGACATAAAAGGAGTTTCTGTTGGACTTATTGAATAAATAATGTCCGCTAGGTCTTCTCTTATTCCGACTGTTTGGTATGTTTGATATACAGCCATTGTATTTCTCCGTTAGGTTATTAGTTTATAAATAACGCATCAACAAATCAGTTGCATCTTTTGGACTTCCTGACTTCTTCAGCGTTTTGATTCTATTCAACCTATTCTGGCTATTCTCATCTGCTTTTGTTGTTTTGACACCTGATCTAACAACTCTTGATGGTTTGACTTTCTTGTTAACTAAAGTTGGTTTCAACTTTTTGTTATCTTGATATTTCATTCCATCTACGATCACATCAAACATTCTTGAATCATAAACTGAGGACACATCTTTTTCAGAAAATCCTTTTTTCAATAAATAATTCACCATGCCTGTTCTTAGAGAGTTTCCTTTTACAGGATCTTGCAATTCAGGGAACTTTATAGCTACCTTTTTTTGCTCCTCTTTTAGAACTTCCTGAAACTGTGATTGTTGATGATCTTTTAATTTCTTCTGAGCTTGAGAAAGTGTTTCTCTCCTTCTTCTGATTTTACGATCAATCTTCGCAGCTTCAGTTGGATCTTCATCCCAAAGTCTATCAAGTTCTTTGGCATTTATATCGTTGTTTACTTCAGCGTTCAAAGTCAACACAAGCGAATTTAAATCATCCAGCTTAGTTGAATATTGCTTAGCTAGGCGGTCTTTTTCAGTTAATAACTCTCTTTTCTCTAAAGCTACTTCTTCTGTTTTCCGTCTATAGTCTGCATCCTTCTGATAACCTGCTTTTAATTCTTCAAGGTCAACTTCTATTACTTCACCATTTACTTTTATTTGGTGGTAATCAGTTGTTTGTTGTCTCTCAGCATTGTCTTCTGATGCTTCTTCTTCATCTAAAGTTTCTTGAATTTTATTTTCAAGATTTTCTTTAGGTTGTTGTTGAACTTCTTGATTATCTTCAGTTGCTTGTGCTTCTTCTGATTCATTCTGTTCAACTGGTGCTGCCTTCTCTTGAGGTTTGATAGTTGCCGTTTTAGGGTCTATTAATCCCTCAATAGAACTTGCTGCACCTTGTACTGAACTACTGTTCAGTAATGGGTTTTTGTCAGACATTAAGTCCTCCTGTGGTTAAGCTGTCTTATTTGACTTGGCTTATTCTAACTTACGCTAGAATTTTTTTTCTTGTTGTTGTTTTCGGAAAATTTCTAATTGCTTTTCAGCTAATTTTCCTGTCTCAAGAATACTTTGTAAATGTTGCTCAACTTTACCTACAACATTATAAGCAATCCAAAGTTTTTCTCTGGTATCGCTTTCTTTAGCACCTGTTTTTTCTAAAAGTGCTTCAGAATAAATTTTTTTAAGAGTATTTATTGACTCTTTAAAAAGATCACTCTGTAAAATCTGTTTCGCTTGGCTGGATCTGCCTATTTCCAGCGTTCTCTGCGTTTGATCTTTGGTTTCCATTCAATCCTTGTATCTGTTGGTTGAGCATATTAGCAGATTTATTCGCTTGTTCAAGAGATTTACTTCCTGCAGCTAACATGACCTTATCTAAATCAGCATCAGCTTTAATTTTTGCTGTATCTAGCTGAGTATTGTATTTTAAACTTATATCTTTAATCTTGGTTTCGAAATCTAACAACATTTCTTGGTTTTGTTGTTGTAATTCTTTGTATTTTAATTCTAATTCAGCAACTTTTCTCTTCTCTTCACTTTGTATTCTTGTAAATTCTATTTTTTCAATAGGTGTTAATGGTGGAGGAGGAGGAGGTGTCATCATTTGTTTACCCATATCAGGATTTACAAAGTACGCATCAACATTTTTAAGACCTGTATTCTCCACAATCTTAGATAAGGTATTATAAATGTTTTTTAGATTAACCATTGGTAGTTCTCTACCTCCTTGTAATTGAAATGCTTGTAGTTGTCTTTCTAAAATACCATTTAACATAACTTGTTGTTGTTCTTTTGTACCTGTTCCCAAACCAACACTTACAGTAATATTAAATTTATCTTTCCATTCTGTAGGTTTAACTGGAATATATTTATTATTTAATTTTATGATTTGTTCTTTGTCTTGATACTTAACCATAAGTTCAAAAACTTTATTAAATAAATCTTTAACACCTGTTTCTGCAAATATTCTTGCGATTAATTCTGATCGCATTTGTGTTTGTGTCATTAAAGCATTTACACCGGTTGCTGTTTTTGCATTTAATGTATTAGGATCTAAACCTTGTGCTTGTTTTGAAACTCCACTTCTTACTTCTCTAACAGAATCTAAATAAGATAATAATGGAAACGCTTGTTGTGAAATCGGTTGAGCTTGTAAAGGTTGCATGACTTGACTTGGTGGTTGTTTTGTTCTGACCACACCACCTGGTCTTGTCGTTAATAAGTCATCCATATTAACCATACCATCCATGATCGCCACTCTGTTATTATTTGTTAAATACATATTATCTAACAACTGACGCATTACTGTAGATTTCATTAATTGAATATCTTCAACTAATTCAGAAATGGATCTGCCATAAAATCTATGTGGCATTGGAATAGGTGTAATAGAAACAAATGGAATATTATCACAAGGTTCATTAGACAACACAGCATAACCATCATCACCTGCTGATATAATTTTTCTTAACTCTGCTATACCATCATCATCGTAATCATATTTAATATAAGATTCATAAATTAAAACTTTTTCTGTTGACTTATCTGTTGGCGTATTCATTTGATAGTCATCAATATTTTTTGTTCTTACAATTTTTTCATCATTGTAAATATCTATGCTAGACGCTGGTAAGCTATCTACTTCATCTTGAGGAAATCCCATTTCAACAATTTGTGATCTTGTCATTAAAACTTTATGAGAAACAAAGTCAGCTTCATCAATAGTTTTTGCTGTACGATTAATTAAAAATTCTTCAGGGGGTATGGATTCAATTTTTACTTTTCCTGTTTTGGATATTCTTTTAATTTTACAATTATATAAAACAGGGTCAGGAAAATTAATTTCTGAAATATCTAATCCTTGATCTTCAGCTTGTTCTTTAGCCATTTCAATTTGTTCGGCTGCTACTGTATCTTCAATCTCTTCTTCTTCTACAACTTCTATTTCATCTTTAGTATCTAATAGAGCTTCTTTTTCGGCTAAAGTTAAATTTTTATAAGTTTCATGTTCTACTCTTTCTTGCTGATCAAAATAAACTTTTAAGAAACCATTTTTTTCAATTAAGGCATCTTTAAAAAAATTATATAATAATTGAAAGCCTGAATTTTGTTTGTAGAAAACATGATTAAGATAAGCTGTGGCTTGATCTGCTAATTGAACATCTTCGCCTGTTACCGGTTCGCATCTTACCACTTTGTCAGACGCTGTAAAAACTCTCAGTAGGTTTGGCAAGATGGATTCAATAGTATCGGCTACATCTGTTGACACCACTTGTGATCTGCCGTCAATCTCTGTGCCAAGTTTATCGCCTAAATAATATTCTAAAGATTTTCTTCTTGAGTCTGATAACTCTCCACCTAAATAACCAAGAGCATTATTAATTTGACCACTTAGAATGCTTCTAAGTTTAGGATCTGAGATTTCAATGATTTTTTTCTTTGCCATATTAAACTATGTAATTTGTATTAACGCTAATTGGTTTTTTCCAATCACTTCTTTCTATAGGTTCTACTACAGCTCCGTATCTAAAGCTATCACAAAAGTGAGATGCCCAATTATGAACTGGTCTATTTCTAAAGCAGTTATTTTTGCTATCCCAACGCTTACAATAGCTTTTTAACGCTTCTACAAGCATTTTGCAATTACTTTTATGGAAATAACATTTTGGCAGTAATCGTCTTGATTGTTCTATGCCGTCTTCAATGCTCAACTTAGGAGCAACTTCAAATTCTATACCTAATTCTTTTGCCGTCTCCCACCTAGATTTATTAGTGCCAATCTCTCTAACTCTAATATCATGGGGTGCGATATGTTTTGAATAAGTATAAGGTTTCTCATCTAGCACATTAGCATAATGCTCTAATCCCTCACTTGAGTTCTCATAACAATCTATAATTCTAATCTCATTATCTCTTCTTTGTGCAAAAGTAATTACTGTGCTATCATTCATTCCTAGATCCCACCAAGTTTCTACTTCCAAATTAAGGTCTATTTCAAAATCTCTTACCTTATTTTTCTTCTCTAAATCCTCCATAATACTGCCATAATAACTGCCGGACACTCCAGCTTGAAATGAGCATTCAAACTCTTGTTCATAAGCATCTACGGACATTGTGGCTTTGGCAGCATCTAATTCTTCTTGAGGTATGATCTTGGTTTCACTAGCTTTAAACTGACAAGTAAACCAATCTTTTGTTTCTTTAGCTCTTTGATGTAAATCAAAAAACCAATTACGACCCATTGGCGTACCTATAAAAATGGCGAACCCTTTTCTATCTGACAGACAGGGTCTTAAAATAGTATCAAACATATCAGGAGCTATATTTTGGGTTTCATCCACTATCACTCCATCAAAGTATTGACCTCTTATTGCCGAACTATTCTCAGCACCTATGATTTGTATTCTGGAATTATTAACAGAGAAATCTACCCTCAGTTCTGATTCGTTAAATTTAGTTCCTGGTATGGCAGCAGAAAATTGTTTCATATAATCCCAAGCTGTAGATTTTCCTTGTAGTCGGTATGGCGAAAGAAAGGCGTATCTGGGATAAGGTTTTTTATTAGTAAGTGCAGCTTTAATTAAATGGTTAATAGCAAAGACTGTTTTGCCACCTCTTCGGTGAACGATAATTACATTGAACCGGTTCACATCACATTTTTTGTGCAAAAATTTTTGGATTTCTCTTGGTCTGTAAGGAATGACGATTTGTTTCATTTTAAAACAAAACCCCCCTAGTGAAGAGTTTGTTTTGGATTATCCTCATAAAGCATTTCGTCTATGGTCATCTCTTTTAAATAGTTAGAAAAGTCTTGAGCTTCTTCTTCGCTTTCAAAGCCATGAAAACTAGAAATAACTATTGGCTTTCCTGAAGTGGGATCTTTCATAATTAAGATCATTGTTTTTAATAAGAGATTATCCATTTTGTTTGTTTATACCTTGTATCAATATTTATCTAACGACAAAAGTCAAAAATGGGGTATGCCAATAAAAAGACCCCCATATGTTGTGTTTATTAACCTATATCTAGTGATTACAACCTACACTTTTGTAGTGATAAATAAAAGGTTATTGATAGTAAAACTTCCGATAATAAAAATTAACGGAAAGTTCACCTTTTGTTCTTATTTATTATCTAATCACATATAACTATTGTGTTTTATCTGTGCAAGAAATACATCACATCTAATAAAATCAACACTTCTAGACTATTCTTTCATCCAGGAAATAGATAAAGGTTGTTCTTTATCGCCTTTTATTGTCAGTTCTGCAGCTTTTCCGTATCGTTTTGATGACAATTTACTAGCAGACCATTGACTAGATGCCACTATAATCTTGTAAAGGTTTACTAAATTCTGTCCGGCTTTGCCGTCTATGTCGCCTGACTCAATCTTTGCTTCAAGTTCTAATCTTTTATCTTTTAAATTTGAAAGCTCTAAATCTATCGCTAACTCTTTTGCTTTTTGATAACGATCCATCAAGTCTGAGTCTGCAACTAATTCTTTTCTAAATGAAGTCCAAGTATAATCTATTTCAGGTTTTTCAAATACTTGGCGAATGGTTAAGCCATCACTTAAATAATCTATAATAAGATCTGTTAATTTCTTTGTAAGTTTTCTAGGTCTTCCAGCCATATCAATCCTTTCAAAAGTACCCTTTAAACTGTCATAGATAGTTGGTGGTGGCGTTAGAAAGGGAAATAAGAACGCCACACACCGATGTTGCAACATAAAATGCCTATAAAGGGTTTATAGTGCATAATTTCCTATATCATACTATATATAGTTTACCAATCAAAAAGACCCTTTTTCTTGAAAATAGGTTTGTCTGTAAATGTGAATGGATTTTTTTTCAAGATCCCTTTCAGCATCATATCATTTAAAATAAGTTGAGCAGTATATGAGGGATATAAGTTGTCTAATACAATGTTAGTTAGAACTTGTGGCTTAATCATTCCCCCATAATAATCATTCCATAATTGCTGTATCAATTCAATCTTTTCCTCTTTTGTGTAATTGTTACCTCTTATCTTTTGTAATGGTTTACCTTTATAAGTGTAAGGCAAGGGGGGAGTTGAAGTTAACTTATTCATCAAATTTCTTTAACCTTTTAAACCCCTTATTAGTTATTATATTAGTTAGTCTTTTCTTCTTAATACTACCCAAATTTTGGTTAGTCACATACCCACCATTTGACAGGGGTAAGACAGATTTCTTAGGAACTTTAAGCTCATAGAGATTAGCAGAGGTTCTTCTGTGGATAATTAGATAACCATTTTTAACAAGTTCTTTTTTGCACTTTTGAAGAGTATTTACAGAAATGTTTAATTTAGCTTTTAAGGTGCTATTTCTCAAGGTTCTATATTTTTCAGATAATGACCTAATATAAGTAAATAGCTGCTTACTATCATTACATAAATCATCATCCCAAATGATTTGATTAGGTACTATTGTAAAACCCCTTTTTGTCATATCCCTGCTAGACCTATATGGCAAATTTTGGGTAATCACAACCCCCAATTTACCTGGAACAAAAGCAGAACAAATACCTTAATAAAAATAATAATATTTCTTG